ATTTTCACACGCAAAGAGATTCGCACAGACCGAACTAAAATTCTCGGCGGTGTAGTTACTATGCCTCGTGATTACTTACTTAAACCCTTAATGTACTTTCAAACACATGATAATGCTGTGGATGAGTATTGGTATGACGGCTATGCGAAAGACAGCTATTTTAAATGGTTACGTGAAGCTACACAGGCAGATTATGACAGTTCATGGTGGTTGCGATATGTTTGCCGTGTAATGTGGTTGTATCGTAATAATGCTTATGGTTTCTTGTTCTATTGGTTTAGCACCCCGGTAGAGGCTTTAGGAACAGAAAAAATTATTGGTATTGAAGATAGTGGTGAGTTTTGGATGCACTATCAGCAATTTAAGCACAGTTTTAAATTAGAAGCGCAAATACCTATCCTGTTTACAAATAGGTTTTATAGCTTGAATATTGGATGGAAAGCCCATCGTAGTGCCCCCCTCCCATTAAAGATGTACGCAAATCGAATAATTGGTTTTAGAAAGTACGATTAACCAAAAGTATAGTTCTCGCAGAAGAACTAAAGTAATAATAAATAATGACCAAGAAAGGTGCAGTAATGCCAGAATACGATTGCATAAACCAAAGGATTTCCAAAATGGAGGACAAGTTAGAATCACATAAAGATACGCTAGAACGCCATGACAGACGTTTAACGGATTTAACTACCTCTTTACAAGAAAATACAGCCTTGACAAAAACCATAGCAGATAACACTGGGGAAATGGTAACTATGTTTAAAGAGGCAAAAGTGGTTTATAAGTGGGGGGTCTTGGCTAAACGATTCTTGGTGTGGACTGCTTCCGTAACTGCAGCTATCATCTTTTTTTGGGATAATCTTGTGCAACATCTAACTGGTAAATAATATGTCTATTCTCTCTTGGATAGATAATAAAAACTTTGTCTCTGTTAGGTCTTTTGTATTGTACATAACAGTGTGGATGACTTGGGCGGCTTTTCAATGGGCTGCTGATTTTGCTACCTTTACAAACAAAAATGGGTCAGATGTAGCTTTAATTATTGCTGCTGTAACTGCCCCTATTTCTGTATTACAAGGGTTTATCTTTAAAATATATTCAGAAAGCAGACAATGAGTTTACGAAACAAACAATCTAAATTCGCAAGAATGGTAGCTGACTTGATTATCAAAGCCTACGACTTAGGCTATGAAGTTACTCTTGGGGATGCTTACCGCGACCCTCGTTTACATGGTGGAATTGGTTTAAAGAAAGGCTATGGACATAGTAAGTCTTGTCATAAGATTAGATTAGCCATTGACCTAAACTTATTTAAAGATGGTGTTTTCTTAGATAAATCTGACGACCATAAAGTTTTAGGTGAGTGGTGGGAATCTCAAGGAGGTACTTGGGGTGGTAGATTTAATGATGGTAATCATTATTCGTTGTCCCATGAAGGAATGAAATGACCTTTATTCTACAATACTGGAAATACTTGGTTATAGCCATTATCCTAGCTACTACGTTCTTTTACAAAACAAGATATGACAATGTGTCAGAGCAATTTGCAGAATATAAATCTAGTGTAAAAGTACAAGCGGATTTACAAGAAGCTAAGAATGCTTTTCTAAAGAAACAATCTGAAGATACGGTTAAAGCAGTAATTACTGAGCATAAGCAGGCTTTAATCAGTGCAGGATTAGAACGCAAGAAAGTAGAAGATAAACTGAAAGGTTCAATTAATGAAATTAGTAATCAGCTTACTATTTACCGTGATGCTGTCAAGTTGCGCAACTCCACAACCAATAGCATTAACTTGCCCCAAGTGGCAGAAAATACCAACAGACCTTCCGAAGCCGGAGGAAACTGCAACGAGACCCTTGCGACAGTTGTAGATGCTTGTAAAGTTACAGACTACGACTATGAGACTTTATACAATGTATACCAAAAACAATGCGATATAAAGGGTTGTGAGTAAAATTTAATTGACTTTATAACTAAATTGTGTTATAATGTTATAAAAGGAATGATATGACATACTTACAACTTGTTAATAAAATACTAGTTAGGCTTCGTGAGAACGAGGTTACTTCTGTTCAAGATAACCCCTATTCTAAACTCATCGGAGAGTTTGTTAATGTGGTTAAACGTGAGGTAGAGGATACTTGGAATTGGTCAACTTTACGTACAACAATCTCTATCACTACAACTGATGGAGTTTACTCTTATGAGTTGACAGACTCAACTACTCGCTGTCGTTTCTTAGATGTCTATAATGACACAGACGACTTTGAAATGAAATATCAAACTACACATTGGTTTGACCGAGTGTTTCAAGGTAGTGTTGCTCAAGAAGGTAGTCCATATTATTATAACCCTAACGGTGTTTCTACAAATGGCGACCACATTGTTGACATCTACCCTATACCAGATGCTAGTTATGAATTAAGATTTAACATTGTAAAGCCACAAGCAGATTTAGACGCTGATGGTGATGTTATTAATATCCCTTATCAGTTAGTTGTAGAGGGGGCTTTAGCTCGTGCTATCTCTGAACGAGGAGATGATGGTGGTTATACAGAACAAGAACAACGCTACAATCGTATTCTTTCTGACTACATTGCTATAGAGTCTAATATGCGTCTTGATGAAATTATTTGGTACCCAACATGAGTGGAAGATTACAAAGTGCGTCAATCTCTGCCCCGGGCTTTCTTGGCTTAAATAGTCAAGAGAGCGAAGTTACTTTGGAAAGCGGGTATGCCACTATTGCCACTAATTGTATCATTGATAGATTTGGTAGATTAGGCAGCCGTAGAGGCTGGCAATATATCACCACAGATAATGATACTCTTTTAGATACAGATTATATTAAATCTATTTTTGAGTTTAAAGACACAACCGGCACTATTACTTATATCTCTGCTGGGGGTGGTAAGCTATTTACAGGCTCTGATACTCTTACAGAAAAGAAAGTAAGAAATGCCCTAAACACTTTAGATATTGCTTTATCTACATCTAATGATAACTGGCAAATACAGAGTTTACCTGTGGGAAGTGGTCCTAGTGCAGAAGCAGAGGCTTTCTTAGGACAAGCTGGTAACCCTTTGTTAGTTTACACTGATATTGGTGTTGGTCAAATCTTCTATCAAGTGGGTGATGTTGGTACGGTTCCTACAGGGTATTCTACAGCTACGTTTGACCCTAATTGTGTCTTGTCTGCTTTTGGTAGAATCTGGACTGCTGGGATGTCTAACAACAAGCATACCATTTACTACTCTTTACTTCTTGACGGAACAGAGTTTACAGGGGCAGGTAGTGGTACTTTAGATATCAGTGCTGTAGTTGGTAATAATGATGAGATTGTTGCTCTAGCAGACCATAATGGTTTCTTAGTTGTTTTCTGCAAGAATAACATTGTTGTTTATGGTAATCCAACAACTCCAACAGATATTACTTTATCTGATGTAATTACAGGGGTTGGTTGTATTACAAGAGACTCCGTTCAGAAAACTGGTAAAGACTTAGTGTTCTTGTCTCGTAGTGGTGTTCGTAGCTTGGCGCGCACTATTCAAGAGAAGTCAATGCCTATGAGAGAGTTATCAATTAACATTCGTGATGAATTAGTTGATAATATTAACAACGAAGTATTGACTAACATTAAGAGTGCCTACTTTGAGAGAGATGCTTTCTATCTGCTATCCTTCCCAGCAACAGATTTAATTTATTGCTTTGATATGCGGAATGTGTTAGAAAATGGGGGTTCTCGTGTAACTACTTGGACAGGGTTAAACTTTAAGAGTTTCTGTACAACTGAGGATAGGAATTTATACTTAGGAGCAGAAGGTGGGATAGCTAGATACTTTGGTTATACAGATAACCTAGCCTCTTATCGTATGAGTTATTTTACATCTAACACTGATGTATCATCACCATCAATATTAAAATTCTTGAAGAAATGTGCTGTAACTCTTATTGGTAATGAAACACAAGACTTTGTTATTAAATATGGCTTTGACTATTCATCATCGTTTACATCAAGAACATTTGCAAGCAATGAGGCAAGTGTGCCTTCTGAGTATAATATTGCTGAGTATAATATTGGTGAATACACTGGTGGTATTTTAATCTCAGAGATTCGTGTGAATCTTGGGGGTAGTGGGCGAGTAGTTAAGTTTGGTGTAGAAACTGTTATTAATGGTGCACCTGTCTCAATACAAAAAGCAGAGATATTCTTTAAATTCGGGAAGTTATACTAATATGTCAAATTTATCTTTAGTACCTAATACTAAATGTTGTAATAGATGTAAAACATTCTTACCATTTAGTATGTTTAATGTTAATAATGCTAAGCAAGATAAAATGTCTCCTCATTGTAAAGATTGTGATAAACTTAGCCAAGAAAAAACTAAGAGAAAGACTGTACAAAAAAGACTAGATTATTCCAGAGAGTATCAAGCAGAAAAAAGAAAAGACTTTACCTATAGAATTAAAATGTTAGTAAATGCTTCTAAACAAAGGGCTAAAGAAAAAGGAATAGAGCACTCTATAACTGTTCAAGATGTTCTGAACGAATATCCTATTGATGGAATTTGCCCAGTCTTAGGAATTAAGTTAGAATTTGGTACGGCAGGCTTTAGAGATAATAGTCCTTCCATTGATAAGATAGACCCAAAATTAGGGTATACAAAAGATAACATACAAATACTCTCTTGGAGAGCTAATAGACTAAAAGTAGATGCAACTATTGAGGAATTAGAACTTCTGATTGCCTACTTAAAACAAGGAGCTAAGTAATGTCGTCATACGTAAAATCAACAGACTTTCAAGCGAAAGACTCATTATTAACAGGAGACCCTAATAAGATTATCAAGGGGGCAGAGATTAATGATGAGTTTAATGCTATACAAACAGCCGTAGCTACTAAAGGGGATATATCTAGCCCAACATTCTTGGGTAATCCTACCGCCCCTACTCAAGATGTTAGTAACTCCTCAACTAGGCTAGCTACAACTGCTTTTGTTAAAGCCGCTTTAGCTTTATTACACCCAGTGGGTTCTATATATATTGCGGTGGTTTCTACAAATCCTGCTACGTTATTTGGTTTTGGTACTTGGGTTGCTTTTGGTGCAGGTAAAGCTTTGGTAGGGCTTGATTCTGGTAACTCACTTATGGACACAGTTGAGGAAACCTTTGGTCAAGCAAACGCTATAACTGTTGCCCATACCCACACCGCTTCTATTTCTGGCACTGTAGAAGCTACAGGTTTAGATGATGATGGTCGAGCTTTTGCTGTTGGTTTTACTAGCCCTACTGGGAGTTTTTCTGCTTCAGGTAGTCGAAGTATAAATGCGCCAGATGGTTATGGGGCATTAAAAACTGTATCAAATACTACATTATCTTTAAGTGCTACACCAACAACTAGCTCTACAGGTAGTTCAGGTACAAATGCAAACTACCAACCGTCTATTGCTGTATATATGTGGAAACGCACTGCCTAATGTTAGGGAATGTTCCTAAGTGTGATAAACCCACACACTTTATTTGTTTTGATTATATTGAGATAGATGGTATTCCAAGTGTAATCTGTCATTTAGATATATACAAATGGAATAAAACAACAAAGCAAGAGATATTAGCAGATATACAAAGAGTAGCAGAAGAAGAACCTCTCCCCAAGTATGTAGTGTGGGATGGTAAAGATAAGAAGTTTTTAAAGTTTATAACAATGGTGGGGTTTGTAGATTCTGGCAGAGCCACTGAAGATTATGGCGATGTAGAATATTTATATATTTGGAGTAAAGAATGAGTTCAAAAAAACCAAAGGTGGCGGCTCTACAAACTAAGCCAACCACAGTTACCAGTGGATTTGGTACAGGCAGTTATAATCCAGCAACAGGGCAAGTAGGGTACACTCTTGCAGACCCTCTTGCACAAATGCGAGATGTGTTTTATGGGGCAGCCCAAGACTTCTTGCCTTCTGAACAACAGCAACAATTTGCTAACCAAGTTGGGGATTATGGTAGGGGCTTGTTCTCTGGAGCCACTCAATATGACTTAGGTCAAATGACCTCAGATTACTACAACCAACAGCAAAACATTTTACGCCCTGAGCGTGATTTAGAGAGTGCTGCTTTATCAGATAGAATGTTTGGTACTGGTCGTCTTGGTTATGGTGCTGGCACAGAGGGGGGTTACATCAACCCACAACAATTTGCTTTACAGAAAGCTAGAGAAAGTCAAAATGCTCAATTAGCTATGGGAGCAGAAGATAGAGCTAGAGGCATTCAAAGTCAAGATATTATGCGTGGTTTAGGTTTAATTGATAGTGAGTCTGCTTTAAACATGAATCCATACAGTCAAGCTCAAGGATTGTTTGGAATGGGGACAGGTATTGAGGGCTTAGGTTATAATACTCTTGGTACAGTTGGGCAATTCTCACCTATGCAATTACAATGGCAAGGGGCTTTACAAGCTAATCAACAAGCACAGAACAATGCTAAAGCCTCTGGTGGTTTTGGAGGTTTGCTTGGGGGTGTTGTTAATGCTGGTTTAAACTATGCCACTGGGGGTGGTAGTGGTTTATTTAGTTCCGTTCTTGGTGGTTTAGGTAATTGGTCGGGGTCAGGCACATCTGACTGGGGTAGGTCAATGGGTTTTGGTGATAGCACTTTAAATCCAGCAAATTGGGGTTAAGATTATGGCAGATATTGTAAGTAGTTTATTTGGGTTACCTCGTCAAGAAATTGAGCAACAAGCAAGAGCTAGAGATTTAGAGCTAGGTTCTTTGTATGGCAATGCCATCATTAATCCTTATGGCGACCCACAAGCACAACAAATGTTAGCTAAACAGCAAGCCTCTCAATTTGCTTTGGGAGGTGCTTTAACTCGTGGTTTAGGGGGAATGTTTGGATTACAAACCCCAGAACTTAAACGTGCTACAGATTATGAATCAATTTTACAATCTACACAACAAGAGTTAGGGGAAGAAGTAAACAACCCTGCTGTCTTGTACCCTGCTTTACAACAGAAGTTAGCTCAAGCTGGGTTTACTAGAGAAGCTATGCAAGTTGGGATGGTTGGTCAGAAAGCTATTCAAGAGGCTGGATTAAATCAAGCTAGGATTGCTACAGAACAAGCCCAACTAGCTAAGGCTAATAGATTAGAAAAAGATAAACGTTATCTCGTTGCGGGTAAGAATGTATATGATGTGGAAACAGGTTCTTGGTTAGCTGCCCCTGCTTCAGAGGGCAGTACAACAGAAGAAGATGTACTAAGTACTGATAAAAAAATTAGTATGCTTAGTGATGTTTATAATGATGAAACTAAGTCAGTAGAGCAACGTAATAAGGCAGCTAAACAATTTAACCAATTAACGGCAAGTAAATTTCAAGGTACTGGCAGCATTCCTCAACTATCATTAATTGGGGATGGGTCAACTACCTCTGCTCCTAATTCTGGCTTGTCTTTTGAGACCATTCCGGGGAGTAAAGCTGAAACAGAGCAAATGGCTTTAGAAAGAAAGGCTGTCAATGCTGCTGCAAATAGATTGGCAACTGCTAGTGATGTTTCTGAAACCATTGACGCTGCTTTAACTTTAGCCTCTCCAAAAACAACTGGTGCGGCAGGTAAAGCATTATCTCTCTTACCCGGCACAGATGCTTTTAAATTGTCAGGTACTTTAGACACTATTAAGGCTAATATTGGTTTTGATAGGCTACAAGCTATGCGAGATGCCTCTCCTACTGGTGGTGCGTTAGGTCAGGTAGCTGTGCAAGAGATTAATTTCTTGCAAGCCACCATTGCTAAGATTGAACAAGGATTAGACGACAAAGCTTTAAAATCTAATTTAACTAAGGTTAAAGAGAGTTATTCTCGTTTACAAAAAGAGTTGTTTAAGTCCTTACCGAAAACTGTGGAGAATCTTCGTTTTGACCCTACATTAGCTAAACTACGTGGGAAAGAAAGAGACGCTTATATTACTAAAATGTACCAAAAGGATAAAGAGTTTCAACAACTCCCCGAAGAAGAACAAGTACAGATGTTAAACGAGATTGCTCACTTGAATGAAAAGAATAAAGCTACTATTGCTGGTAAGGTTTATCAAAGACCTTCTGATTTTACAGATGAAGAATGGGATGAGTATATTAACTTTACTAAATCTCAAAAAGGGGTAAGATAATGGCGGATGTTTCTCCAGAAAACTGGAAGGCTTTAAAGAAAGCTGAAGAAGCTAAAAGGATGGTTACTGGGCAAGACTTTGTAGAAATGTCCCCAGAACAGTGGAAGCAACTTCAAGCAAATCCCCAAGTTGATGTTGCCCCTCAAAATGAAATACAACAAGCACAAGACTTTAGGGAGCCTTATACTATGGACCCTCGATATATTGGAGCGGCTAGTGCTTTAGCTACTGGGGTAGGAGGGGCTTACGGTGGGCTAATTAAAGGCACTGTTGGGGCAGCTTTGCGTGGGGGAGTTGCCGCAGGACTTACTGGTGGTTTATCTGCTACTGGTGGTGAGTATGTTAAAGAAACAATGGGTGATACTAATTTAGCAAGGGCAATTGCTCTAGGGACAGAGGCTGCTGTAGGTACATGGCCATCAGCTATTCGTGAGGTTGCTGCAAGAGCCCCTAGTGCTGGTATTCTTGCTGTAACTCAAAACTACCCTTTAGCTAAGACAATACAAACTATTTCTGGCGGAAGAAGTCAATCTGATATTTTTGCTAGAGAGAAAATATTTGGGAAAGATACTATCAAAGCAGGAGTGCCCACCACTAAGTTTCAGACAGAAGCTCAAGAGAATATCTTAAAAGGTGTAGAAGATTTAGGTATTAAAATTCAACCTAAAGAGACTCCAGTAGATGCTTTGAAAAGAAGTCTATATGCCGATATGGATAAACTGTCTATTGATAGTATAGAAAAACCCGGACCACTTGGAGTAGCTATCACTGGAAGTTCTGCTCCTGTCACTGTTACTTCTAAGGGGGTAAAAGATATAGCACCTATACTAAAAAATGGGTTAGTTGCTAGTGGAGCAAAACCAAGAGAATTATTTGCTATTCGTAATATCCTATTAAAACAAACAGACAAGAATCCTACTGTTCGCGAGGCTGCTCATAAAGAGTTACTTACTCTTATTCAACAAGGAGGTTTCTTTGATAAGAGAACTGGAAATTTAGATGTAATTCTTAGTCCAAGTACACAAGATGCTTTAAAAGCTGAGTATGGAAATTACATAAATAAAACTCAAGGTCGAGATGTTTATTCTACTTTAGTTGATTCTTGGAGACAAGAGTTTAATGCAAAAGCTATGGATGATATTCCACAATTAATCACCGGGGGTTTTAAAGGGAAAGATTTGGAGGGGGCTTTAAATAATATTAAACAACACCCAGAAGGTAAACGACTTTTAAGGACTGCTGTTGCTTCTTATTTCAAAACTCTCCCAGAGGAGCAGGTCGCTAAAGAGTGGATTAATTTAAAGAATGTCTTGGATGAAACTAATGCGTTAGATACAAAAACTCTATCAGAGTTAAACCAAGCCGTGGGAGCGTTTACTTCTAAAACCGCTACTGGTAAATTTAAAGATATGTCAGCTAATGCTTTGAAAATGTCTATCATAAAAGGGGTGCTACCTACCGAAGCTGCTAACCTTCTTTTACAAGAAAACCCAGTGCAGGATGTATTTAATATGTAAATAGAAAAAGGGGCAATTAAGCCCCTTTCTTCTATTCCACTTTCTCTATAATTGCCCTAAAGATAAGAAACTCTAGGATTAAATACCAACCATCTTCTAAGTCCCCTAAGTCACTCTTACTAATAAATTGTACTCCAAGAGACATCCCACTAATTAACTCAAATGTAATAAACATTATTGAACCTCACAAGAACCACCCGCACAGGCTAAGTTCTCTTTAACTTCAGTGTTATCCTCAATTTCGACAACTTTAGACAAGTCAATGTCTTTTAGTAGTTTAAACAATTCGTCAAACTCCTCTTTAGTACAATCAGTAAAAGGCGCTTGCTGATAAGTACCATTATTAAATGGTAAAACTGAAATACCTGTGTAATCTTCACGATTATCCCACATCCAGTCTCCACACTCTTTAAACTCATCTTCTTTCAAAGAGATTGTACAAGATACATTATGCTTGTTATTGCCATAATTATGCCCCGGAACAATCCACTCTAAGTTCCAACGTCTTACTCGTTCTAGTAACTCTTTGTAGCTCTCAGTGCGTAGCATAGCTCCCTCTGGGGCTTTTTGGGGGAAACTCATGACAGCTTCCAAGTGAGGTTTAAACACACAATCCTCAATTAACTCTGGGACATTATCAACCATGTACTTATATAATGGCTCATTCTTTCCGACACGCATACGACGAATATAATAATCATTATGCCAAGCATGAATCCCTGAACTTGAGCCAACCACAAGGGACGTCGTTCCCGCAGGTTTGACAGTAGTAATACGAGCACTACTATTAATACCAATGATGTGAGCAACACGTTGATTCTCCACTTTTGTCCAAGTTGCGGCTTCCTCTAAGTCTAATGCTAATACACCACCAGAAGCAATACCAGTCATACTTACCCCTAACAAGGCTTCTTTCTCTGTTTGCTCTTTCCAAGCATTGCGTAGATAATGAAAATCTGTGTAACCGGCTTGCAATGTGCCAATCAATGTGGCAGATCGAACACGGTTATTAAGCTCTGTTTGAGTGGTTACATCTGAAACATTGACTTCTACTAGATTACAATATTGATTGGGGTTTAGAGCAATCTCACAGCCTCACACTGTTGAGTTACATTGTAAATATCAACTCGTGCGCTGGACTATCGCATACTAAATGTGTTTCCAGTTTTTACCACTTCGTATAAACTGAATAACATGAGGTTTAACATTAAACATAGTTGCAATTTCTTTATTAGAAAATTTAGGAAGTAGATTGTACTTAATCTCTACAACTTGTGTCTCGTTTAATAAGGCTTTTGGATTTTTACTTCCTGTAAAACTGTCTTTATACGCCCCAGTTTTCCAATTATCCTTGGCTCTATTAGAACGAGCTTCTTTAGTATCTTTTAATTTAATTGCTTCTTTTGTTGCTAATGCTGTTGCCTCTTTATGTTTATTGCGATTCGCTTCATTCTCGTACCAAGAGCTTTCTACGCCAAGTTCGCCACCTTTTTGACAATTCCAACCTATTTTACCAGTTGGTCTCAGTGTTTCCTCTATAGAAAGGGCTTCTTGTAATGTTGCTACTTCGTGTAAAACTACTACGATTAAATTTTTGAATCCATATTTCTTAATTGCACATGTAAAAGGAGTCTTGTGTTTATTCTTTTTATGCGCTTTAAGTCTTTCTTTAAGATTCTTAGTAATGCCTACATAACCTTGGGTATTAGGGTTTGTATGCTCACTTGATTTAATCCAATAAACATTATACATCTAGTTCCTCTCGCTTAGTCTCTCACGCTGCACAGATTTCTCTTGCTTGCGCCCTGTCGCTATTACACTAGCTTCCAAGTCAATCAGAGAGGATTTTAAATCCGCACTCATTTTACGGATTGCTACCCATGTCATAATCGTTTGTCCAGAATACACCGGGTTCACCACTACCACTAGCCTCCACTTTCTTCCAGATAAAATCCCATTCTTCTCGGGTTGTTTCTTCACGATGTAAAACTACAGAGTTATTCGCTCTACCTCGTTGTGGGTTTAATTCCCACCAATCTCCTGACTTAGCAGAGAGCATATCCAAGTCATCTTTGTCAAACAAACTAATCAAGGCGGCTCTACGAATACCTCCAGATAATACAGCATCTGCAATATGACAAATCATGTCATGTACTTCTAGTGGTTTTAGTTTCCTACCAACAGAATCATTAAGTACAGACCGTAGCTTGTCAAGACAAATACGCAAAGGGTCAGGACCCGGAGCTTTACCCCCGGATGTAACGAGGCGAGCCCCTTTGTGACGTATGTCCCTAAAGTCGAACACAGGGTCAGACTTGCCAAGAGTGTACGCTTTAATAAGAACTTTAACTGCATCGCTCCCACGATGCTTCCCATAAATTTCTAAATGGGGTGGACTATATCTTAACATATTTCATTTAAATCTCCAAAGATAATTCCCAGCTTTCTTTTTATGCCCATTACAGCAAGAAGAGATTGCTTTGTAATTTACACCTAAAGCTTTAGTAGCTTGTCTTGCTGATGTAAATTCTAGTTCTTCATTAGTGGTTAAGTTAGTAGCTATTACAGCTTTTCCTTTTAATTCTCTCCAATTTTTAACAAACTTGTGTGGATACTCTTTATAATTTATATAAGACCAAAAGAACCCACCTGCTTGTTTTGTACCATACCCATTTTCATTTTTACAGCATCTAGTTATATTCACATCTTTTACACCAGTGTTAATCATCGCTTGATTAGCATTAGCAAAACTAGATAGAAATAAACCATCACTTGAAAATTGATAAACTACTTTGGTAGAGAAACTTCCACCCAATGCAGAATCATTATCATTCTTTAATTGAAATTTCTTTCTATAATGCTTTATGAGATATTTCTCTAAAGCCATTGCCTCTTCTAAAGTTAAACTGCCTTGCCAAATAACTTGCATAATTGGTTCTTTATTCTTTCTTAGTAAAGAAACAATCCATCTTTCTCTTTTATTTCTGTTATTTTTCTTGGCTTCATAAATATGGTTTCTTAAACGATTACTTAAAGAAACTGTTCTACCTATGTATTTAACTTCGTTTGTAAAGGGACAACATAATTTATAAAAATAATATGTTGACACTATTTCGGGATTGCTCCCTACTCCCTCACGGGATAGTCTCTGAACGTTCATCTTGTCTCCAATGCTTCGCTGCTGATTGCCAAATCCTTTAAATTTTCAAACTTTCACACCCACCTGTTTAGGTCATGTTGTAGTTTTAAAGGCTCTTATGGGTTTCCAGCAATTAAATGTCTTTTAGAAGAGCAGAGCTTTACCCTTCAATTGAATCCCCTACAAGGAATCTTCGTTGTTGATGAGTTGGTCCGACTACCGTAGGGAGTTGAGTAAGGTGTCTATTTTGGACTGGAAATCCAACACCACTCCCACCAAGTAAGTTAAACATTGTTTCACTAAAAATGGCAGGATGATTAGCAGGGGAATAAGCACAATTAAACATACGATTATTAGACAACTCAATAGGGCGTCCACCAAACTGGAGACTGCGCATACTAGGTAGTACTTGGCGGTTGTAAACATATTTATAAGCCTCTTTAATCTCCTCTTTCATCATTGGGTATTTACGAATGTGCATTGCCATGTTGCGTTCTACAATTTCATCCCAAGTCTCTCGTCTATTTAATTCTGGTACAAATTTTGCATATTTATTAAAAACCGTTATGTCACTCAAAATCTTTTGACTAATATCCATAATCTCTCTTTCTATAATAGTTGGTGCGTTGTATAAATTAATTGGTGGTAAAGTGAGGTCAGTCCAGCAAATCTTGGAGCACATCAAACTTGTCCTCAATTTTATCCAAGAAAGCCTCCACTAACTCATCTGTTGTAATTTCCAAGAGGTCCACTAAATCTACCTCCGTCATTCGCTCTTTAATCTTTTGCTTTAATTCCTCAATTGTTAGCATTGTTAAACTCAATCAATAGGTCAATGAAGTGCTTGGCTTTTTCAAGGTCTTGTATACCCCCCTTGTCTTTCCACCTACACAAGTATTTAATGGCTGTCGCTTCTAAGTAAGGTATCTCATTCTTGTAACAAAATTCTGCGGGCTGTATCTTAAACTTTTTGTAATGTGTGCCCCCCACCTGCTTACTACTGGGTTTATTTAAGTCTGCTACGTGTTTTCTATACTCATCTACTTTAGGTTGCGGGTCATATCCCTCTAATTGCTCTAGCATTTCTGACATTCTTTTCTCTTGTTTTTTACTCTCATAAAATTCTCTTAAACTATTATCCCACTCTTCTTGGGTTATATCATCTATCATTACCACTGCCTCCTATAGTTCCTCGTAATTTTCTACTCTGTAATTTCTTAATGTTTGCTTCTGCAATTTCATTTAAAGTCAGACCCAGTTCAGCAGAAATAGTTGCAATAAACCAAAGAATATCCCCTAATTCTTTCTTTAATAAATTATCTTCAATCTCTGTGTCATCTCGTATGGCTTTAGCAATTGGTGAGTAGAATTCTCCCACCTCCCCCACTAACCCCAACAAGAGATAATCCATATCTGCTGTGAGGAGTTTCATATCAACAGCTAATTCTTGATAGTCATTTAGTTCCATATTTATTCCTTAAATAATATTTACCATCTTCTCTTTAGACACATTCATATTCTTATTTCCTCTAAACCAATTGCCACACTCTTTACATTGGTATCTTTGAAACTTAGAAGTAGTAGTGTAACTAAACCCTCGTTTTTGAAAATGATTCTTACCACAGTTAGGAC